CCCATTCTAAAAACTTCAAAAGCATTACCCATAGCACCAACTTGTCCTCCATACATTTGCATATTTTGAGCCAACTCAATAGCTTTACTTGGATCCCATAATGTTTGTGAAAGTTTCATAACACCGATGTCGGAAATACTTGTTTTTAGTACTTTTGCTTGTACCGCCATTTTTGTTAATCCTTCAACTCCGTTTCTAAACCCCAAACTATCCGTTTTTACTAAATTAGTAGTAACCTCAGCAATAACTGTTTTTGCGTCGGCACCTGCCATTCTAGCGGTTTTTGTAATATTATTCATTAACTCTAAAGCCCTTGTTTGACTAAATGTAAATTTTGTAAGTTCACCAACCGCCTTTCCAATTTCCGTGTTAGCAATACCGGTCGCTTTAGCCATTTCAACCATACTTTGCATAGTATTTTCAGATGGCATCATCGCACTTTCTAAACTTGAAGAAAAATTTGAAAGATTATCGGTCACATCCTTAAATGTTCCACCTATTAACAACGTATTCTGAAAAACATTTTCTAAAGATAATTGGAATTTAGCAGCACTAGCATCATCCAATTTTATATTAGTCATTGACCTTTGGATTTTAAGTGCAGAATCTTGTATTTGTGTTACGGTCTCAGTTAAGGCTTTCACAGCCTCTTTAGAGGCTGCGACTGCTGCCTTATACATTTCACCGACACTTTGACCTCCCGCAAACTCACTAGTGGGCCCAAATAAAAATAACATAATTTTTTATTTATAAATATTAAGAGTTATTTTTTTCCTCATACTCTTTTAATAGTTTTTGAAGGAAGTACTTTCTTTCGAAAGTTGGCATTGACATGATATCTGAATAAGAAATGTTACAATATTTCATTAGATAATATACTTCATCTAACAAATATTTTCTACTATTCGAAGAAAGGTCGAAAAAATTCAACCCCAAAAGTGAAATTAACTTCCACATTTTCTCCTGACGGGGCTATAACTGTTCTTGATAAATCTAGTTTAGGTTCACATTCTCTTAAAAACTTTTTAAGTGCTTTAGAATCGGAAATTGGCATTTGTGGAATGAATGTTACTATTTTCATTCGATCTTCATCAGAATCAATTGAAATTATTTGTTTTTCTAATTTTTTAGTAACAACCGGCGATACCATTCCTTGTGGGTATTTACTAATAATTTCTTCAATTTCATTTTGGTCTCCAATATTTAATAGTCTTAATTTTAAATTTTTTCCTGATTTAGGAAGAGTAAAAAAGAAATAACCTTCTGAATCGGGTTCATGTATTGGTTTAACAAAATTTATTTCATCATATTGTAAAGTAACCTCAAACTTTTTACCTGTTGCGGGATCTGTTAACTCAAAATTGTAATCAGAACCAAATGCTGTGTTTCTTAAAAATATCAATATTGCTTGAACATCCGTGTCTATTAATTGTTTTAAATCAAAACCAGGTTCATAAACTTTACTTCTAAGAAGTGTATTTACTAAACCATCTTTACCGGTATTTGGTGACATTAAGATATTTTCATCATTAGCAGTTAGATACCCAACCTTTAATGATGATTTTTTTGTTTTATAAAAAATACCATTAGATGGTAGTTTTACAACATCGTGCGGTAAATTAAAATCAATTTGTCCGTATTCAACTTCTTTTTCCATAATTTTTTATTATAAAAATATCTTACAAAATCTTTTTGTAAATAAAAAAACCCACCATTAAGGTAGGTTTTAATTAATATATTTAATTCAATTTATTAGTAAACTAAAATACATCTATCAGGTTGTAGTGTAATGTCTACCATTGCTAAATCATCACCACTATAACCTACTTCACCAAAAGCGGCTTTAGTTATTAAACAACCTTGCAGTATCCATTTTTCAACAGCTACACCTGTTGGGTCTAACATTTCTAAATCAACGTCTTTTTTGTACCCAGCAGCATAACCCATACGTCCTGTTACTGATTCAGCATGTAGTCTCACCCACTCCATAACCGCTTGAGCGGCTGAAGGTCCGATAGGGTCTCTCATTTTAACCGTAATTTCACCCCATTTGAATGAACCAGAAACATATGTCTCTGTGTTCAAAAATTTAATTTCTTTTTTGGTTATGTCAATTGTTGGTCTACTAGCACTTTCAACATACCAAGAATTAATTCCCAATGAAGAAGGGAATGTTAATATGAACCTATTTTTTCTTTTAGGTTCATACTGAAAGGGCATTCTCATTAATAAATCTGCCATGGTTCTTATCTATTTTTCAGTTTTATTTTTTATTATAAATAGTCTTAATTTTTTTTTCTATTTACTTTTATTTTTTTTTTAAAATATTTCTATTATAAAATTTATCTATTATATCTTATCTTTTCTCCTCCTTTAGTTAAATATACATTAACTGGATTTTCTTCTGGATATTCTTGAGATAAAAATTCTTTCATCTTCTCCACATTTCTTGGGTCGTCATCTGAAAATCCAATTTTTGGTCTAACTTTTCTACCTTTTATTGTTACGTCGTCTTTTTCTTTCCACGAAGTACTCATAGCCTCCATAAAAGATTCATTATCTAGTACGTCATTTTTAAAAACAGCCTTTTGTGATGTTCCTGTTAGTCTACTTACTTCTTCCGCCATTACTTGACAATATGCTATAAATTTTCTCATTGCATCAATTTTTCCTTGTTCAGGATTTGTCGCACTTCCTGAACCAAAAGAGACCGGATGAAATTTACATAAAGACAAATATTCATCAATAATTTCTTTATCGTTGAATTTTAAATCTTTTACGTTCTCACTTAGTTCCTCAGATTCTAGCTCTCTATATTTTTTTAAATTTTCAACAACTAACTTACTGTTTATCCCATTATGATTAGATAATATAAAATTAAGAACAGCCTCTTTTAAAGCTTCGGGATTATGACCTCTTGCTGTAATGATTGCAAAAATAGAACCTCCATTTATACATTCCACAAAATCATTCCAAGATGGTCCGGGAGAAGCAACCATAGAATCAATTATAAATTTTTTATCACCTTCCACGTTAAAGTTTCTAAAAGGGTTTTTTGCAAAATCTACAATCCTTGTTCCTTTATAATTAAATGGTTCAACACCAATTTGATGTCTATGTTCAGCAAAGTCTTCTGTTGACATACCTACTTCGTCATCTTTATCATTTAAAAGAATTATTTTAGTTGGCATAAAACATACATTGTCATCCCAATCAAAAGCATAATATTTTAGATCAGGTCTACCTTCATCTGTAATACCTTCTTTTAGTTTTCTTTTAAAAACTTGTCTATAAACGTGTTTTTTAATATCCATTATTTACTGATTCTTTTTAATAAAATTTCCAATTGTTCTTCAGTTAAAATAATATTTTGTTTTTTACCTGAAAAAGTTTTTTTAGAATTATCTTTTACGTTTAAACTTTCTTTAATAATTTTTTTTGATAGTTTCATAATTTCTTTTTTAAATAAATATAATAATGGGGAATATTTCTACTCCCCATTGTTTTTAAAATTTATTAAACGTCATCAAAAGATGCACCTGTCGGTGTAATAACAAACTCAATATCGATATATTCTAATGCTCTTGTAGGTTTTAAGAAAATTTTACCTGTTAATGTATTAGAATCTAAATCCTCAGGTGTGTTAGAAACAGTAACTCTAAAGTCAATCAAACCTCTATCTCTTCTAATTGAGTCTAATATTGGGTTAACTGAATCTAAGAAGTCTTGTCTAACTTTATCGTCGTTTTGTTCGAATAGTAATCTTACTGCTACTGCTGAAATTAATTTTCTTGCTTGTAGTAACAATCTTCTTACGTTGATTCTATCAAGTGCCGATTCTCTAACTTGAAGTGTTTTGTTACCCCAAATAACAGTACCAACGTCAGAGAAAGTGGCGATTGGATTAATTCTACCTTTGTAAAGAGTGTCTCTATCATCTTGAGTTAACTTACGTCTTGCTTTAACTGAATTTACTAAACCTCTTGTGTAACCTGCGGATGCAAACCACGGAAAAGCAATGTTATCGGTTAAAGCTAAGTTTTTAGTTACCTCAGCAGTTGGCGGTAAATAAATTTGTGTATTATTTACAGTGTCTCTAGTTAACAACCAAGGGTAATAAGTTGCGGTGTAGTTAGAATCAATTCCAGTATTTTCTAAGTTATCAACAACTTCTTGTGGGTAAATAAGTCCTTCAGTTACATCATTGTAAGATGGTAAGAACAAGTTAAAGTCAGGTGTTGTACAAATGTAAATAGAATCTGCTCTATCTGTTTCAACCATATCGATTGCAGATTCAACTAAATTACTATTATTCACATAATCAATACCAGGTGTTGTAAATACGTTAATATTAACAGACTCAGGATTTGCGAATGTTTGCTGACCCCAAAGGTATGCGTAATAGTCAGTGTTAGCCCAAACTTCTTGGTTTGGTCCACTAATTTGTTTGAAAGCTCCCCATCCTGTTGCTGTTGGATATGTTGCCGAAGCGGCAGCTCCTTTCTTGTAACCTGATTGACCTAATTGGAACCTATCCCCATTAGTTCTATATTCTCTATAGATATCCCAACCATCAAATCCGCCGTACGCTAGTAAAGTAAATTTACGAGTGTTAAGTTTATAATATGCGTTATCAGTATCTTCAGGTTCTGAGTTGAAAGAAGAAACCCCAACTTCGTAAGCTGATTGTCCTGATGTTGCGTATCCCGCAGGTATTGTTACTATAGTTGCCCCACTATCCATGTGGAAACCTTTAGTTAAGTAACCCCATTCTGCACCTGTAGTGTCGGTTGCGATGTTTGATGGAAGAACTTTTCCTTTATACTCAAAGAAGTCATAATCAATTCCTGAAATATTAGAAATACCTAAATACGCCCTTCTTGGATTTTCACCATTTGAAATAACAGGATCGTCAGCACCTGAAGCCGAACCAAAAGGTTGGTTATAAATAACTTCACCAGGTTGGTAGTATTTAGTTTTGTAAACAACAAATGGTGGTGTTGCAGCTTCGTATTCTCTCGAAATATACCCTTCAAAACCACAAGGAAGTGCGTCTGTAGGAAACTCGTCACTCAACTCCAACATAATGTATTTTGAGTTAAGTTTGTATTCACCATTAGACGTACCAACTTTGTTAGCTACGAAATTATTTTGATTAGGATCCATTGAACAGTTCGTAAAACTTTCAATTACTCTAACGTTTTGGTCATTATCATAGAAATCTCTAACAAAGATATCAAATGTACCGTTATTAAATGAAATATTTCCTATTGAAATTTTAACTAATCTGTTTGCTGCGTTACCATCTGAAATTAGCTTGAACTTAAATAATTTGTAAACTCTATTACCTCTAAGTTCTGACACAACATATGGAGTTGCCGGTGTTTGATATTGTTCTAAATAGAAACCAATACTATCTAAATCGTTAGATCTAGCACCAGGTAAAGCAGTAAAACCACAGTATAACCCTCTAACTTTTCCTAATCTATAACCTGTTGTTAAAAGACTAGTATACGTCTCTTCAACAAATAAAGGAACCTGATTTCTGTCCTTACCAAAATTAGACCTTCCAAATACTTTAGATAAATAATTACTGTCGGTACTTAATAAAGATGTTTCGAAACTAAACGTATCATTATCTTTAGTGATACCTGATATTACAAATGTAGAGAATGGGTCTTGTGAAATGCCAGAATACTGTCCTGTACATACCATTTGTGCGTCTGATGTACCACTTACTTCATAAACAGGTCCGTCGTCTGAACCATAAGTTGAGATACCTCTAGATCTTAATGTTGCAACAACTAAATCATCATATGTACTATCAGGTGTACCTGAATAATTCGTAATAAATACAGCCAAAGAACCTGAGAATGTCGATGCTGAAGTTGCTGAGAAACTAGATAACGATGAACCAAAACCATAACCAAAGTATGATCCTATACTAGCTACTTTAGAATAGTCAAATAATGCGTAATACCACGGATCGTTATTCGCTGCACTAGCACTTGATAAACTGAAATTAACATTATCAACACCAAAAACTTCAGTATAAGCACTTGTGTTATATGGTGAACCTGTAGTTTGAGTTAATGTTCCCCCACTAACAGAACCAAAGAAAATTGATGTAGAAGCTGAGGATGCTAAACCTTGGTAGTAAGAATTTGCAATATTTACAATGTAACTTTGTAATTGTTGTGCGACTGTTGAAGAACCTCCGTCAAATTCAGTATATGGTATATTTAAATCTGAAGTAAGTTGTGAATTTGTTGTTGATAAAATAGTAACGTTACTACTTGAACCAGATGAACCACTAAATAAAATGGTTGCTGATGTAGTACCTGTCATACCAATAGTTGAAGGATTAGGATTTGCGATTGTAGTAATAGACCAAGATGGACCAGCATCGTAACCTGATAAACCTAAAACTCTTGTTACAAACAACTGATTAGATTGTTGTAAATATGCTTTAGCAATATATGACGTTTCATATTTTGGAATCTGTGTATTCACAAACTTTTCAGGACTAGTACCACCAAAGTAAACTTGGTACTCGTCAAAGTTTGTTATAAAAATTGGTTCAAAGGCAGGTCCTTGAAGTGTTTCACCAACAATCCCCAATGTAGTTACACCTACACTCTGTGCAACAAATGTCAAGTCTCTTTCTGATGTATAGACACCTGGAGAAACGAAAACTTTATTAGTAGAAGCCATAAATTTTTGTATTATAATTAATGTTTATTTTTAATATAAATACACTA